TTGAGTATTACAACAAGAATAGCGAGTTATGGATTCAGCCAAAGGAGTTTATTCGTGGTGGTCAGATTACTGGCGTGACAAAGGAACTAATGAAGGAACTTTGCACACGACAATACTACTCGAAAGAAACTGCTAAGTTGCGCGTAGAAAGCAAAGACGAACACAAAAAGAATAACAATGGAGAGTCTTGCGACATTGCAGACATGTTTTTAATGTTGGTGGATAAATCTATTGCTTTAGGAATGTTTCATTCTGAAGAAGTTAAGAATGTCAGTAAGGTAACTGGCAAGAATTGGAGTAGATTAGTTAAGAAAAAGCAAATTAATGCTTGCTGTGGAAGAAAATTGAGGTAAGAACAGCCCATGTCTTTTGTCGAAAGCACACGCGAACTTGATATTATCGCAGATAATTTAAAGAGTATTAACCCCGAAACGGGTGAAGCTCCTAAAGAACGCATGGTTACGCCAGCTGGGTTACGTTCCATTCATGGTAAAAACATTAATGATGACGAAATTGGCTCCCATAACAGGGGATTGGTGCAACAAGACATGGATTTTAGTCCTCCTTTTGATGAGAAAGAACTAAAAGACAAGGGACAAGGTGAAAGATTTAACTTCAATACAGGTGAAGCAGCTGCAATCAAGAACGAAGCCGTCTCTGGTTACGTAGATATTTACAGCACACCTACTACAATCGCGCAGATTCCGTTGAAAAACGTTCCTGAGCCAATGCGTAGCATGTATGAAGCTGTATTAGCTGAAGAATTTACCACAATGGACAAGGCAAATGACTCTGCTTTCCCCACATTCCTTCAACTTTGCGACATTTATGTAACTCATGGCGTGGCTGTAGGCTACTTTGAGGATAAACAGACAATGCATTACAAGGTTGGTGGGTTAGACAGATTCAAATTCCCGCGCAAAACAACCATCATTACGAGCGATATGCCTATGTGCACTTGCTCCAGCACAATGAGTATCATTGAACTCTATAATAAGATTAAAGGTGATGAACCATTGAAAGGTTGGAATAAAGACGCTGTAGTTAGAGCTATTACTACTGCGGCTGGCCACACTGACACAAAATGGAATGAATGGGAGCGCTTACAAGAAGACTTGAAGTGTAACGATGTCTATCTTGAGAGCGCAGTTGACATGATTGAATTGGTTTATGGCTGGATTGTAGAGTTTGACAAGAGCGTCTCCTTCTATATTACAACCAAAAACGGTTCAGACATGAATACTGCTAAAGGAGATGAAGAGTTCTTGTTTAAGGAAGTCAGTTACTATGAAAACACCAATCAAGCCTTCCAGATTTTTGCATTCACAATTGGAAACAATGCCCGTATCCACTCCGTAAGAGGATTGGGTTACCTTATTTACCAGATCTGTAACGCTATGAATGTTCTAACCTGTAAGGTTATGGACAATGCGCGTATTGAGGGATCAATGGTTGTTCAAGCTACAACGCAGGAAGACCTTGAAGACCTTGAAATTATTGACTTTGCTGGTGGTATTGCACTACCTCCAAACATTAATCTTCCAGCTAGACCACAAGCCAACAACCTCAATAACTCTATGATTCCAGCTATCCAGCTTGGTCGTGGACTTCTTGATCGTGCTACTGGTGGATTGAGTGCTGGTAACATGATCCTTTCAAACCAACAAGATAGACGCACAAAACTTGAGGTTAGTGCGCAACTTGATTGGATTAACAAACTGAATAGTTTTGCTATCAACCTGTTCTATGGTCCGTTGGATAAACTGATGCGTGAAAAAGTAAAACGTGCATTCACGATTCGACAACCTGACCAAGAAAGCCGTAAAATGGTGCAGGAAATGAAGCAACGCTGCATGGATAGGGGAGTGCCTGAAGAGGTATTCGCTATGATTGATTATGAAAAAATCAAAGCGCAGCGTATCATTGGAACTGGCTCAAGAGTAAGTCGTGTTATGATTTACGACCAGCTGCAACAAATGTATGCAAGCATGGATGAAATTGGACGTAAGAACTTTACGTTCGATGTAGCTGCCGAACTTATCGGTGCTGATAAGACAGTTCGTTACTTTGGTAAGCCAGAGGATCAACGTCTTCCAATGGATGCCAAGATTGCTGATCTTGAAAACAACCTGTTGCTACAAGGTCAACCAGTTAATCCTATTGATGGTGAGATGCACATGGTTCATATTCCACGCCACTTGGCAGTGCTTGAAGAGTCACTTCAAGGCGTTGAAACTGGTGAAGTTGACTTGATGCAGTATGCTACAACCTTCTCTCCAGTTCATGAACACCTTACTCAAACTCTTGAAATGACTACGGTTCAACCTGAAATTCAAGAAGAGTATAACTCCTTCCTGCAAAGAGCGCAGCAAATTGGTGAAATCATTGTTAATGGTATTCGTGCTTACAACAAGCAACAACAAAAAGCTGAAGAAGAAGCTGCTGCTGCTGCTGAACAAGGTCAACCACAAGAACAAGGTGGTAATCCAGCTGAAACAATGGAGTCTCGCATGAAGATCCAGATGCAAGCAGAGATTCATCAAGAGAAACTCCGTCAAATGCGCGAGATTGGACAGCAGAAGATCGTTCTTGAAACACAAAAAGCTATGAGCCAGATTGCAGCTAAAGATGCTGAAGCCAGAGCTAGAGTTGACAGGATCAAAGCCATGGGGCAATAAACTTTATGACAGAAGCAGAACAACAAGCGTTAGGCCGTATTTTGGCTACGCCATTATTAGAGAAAGTATTCTCTGAAATTCCACGCACTAGATGCAAGATAGATGTTGATACAGTGGAAAAAGCCGCTTTATCACAGGCTTATAACATGGGGCTTTTAGCTGGGCTAAACGCATTCTATGAACTAGCCAAAACCAAACAAACTGTAACATTAACAACAAGAAAGTTGCGCCATGAATAAAGAAGACACCGATGACGGAGGAGAAATTGAAATCCTAAAAGCAATGAATGATTCATTCCCAACGGATGACAACTATTCATTACCAGACAACACTGATCCTGTAGAACAAACACCTGTTGCTGATCCTGTGAAAAAGGATGATGTAGCTCCAGTTGTTAAAGATGACGATGTCAGTTTGATTGACGAAGCTGATGACTTCCTTGGTTTATCTGAAGAAGAGAAATCATCCGAGTTCAATGAAGATTCTTTCAATAAAGAAACTGAAGAAATGTCAAAAGGCATGGACGCTAAAGCTGGAGATAAATTCCGTGCTTTACGTCAAGAGCTTAAAGACTACAAACAAAAGCAAGTTGAGGTAAAAGTTCCCGCTGATGTTGAGGCTAAAATCAAAGAGCTAGAACTTAAAGCTTCTGAAGCAGAAGGCTTACGTCAACAAGTTGAGGAACTTAGTTCCGTCAGTGCTAAGGTTAAAGTTGAGTCTTCTCAAGAATACAAAAAGAAAGTCCTTGAGCCAGCTGTAGCCATCCTACAAGAGTCTGAAAAGATTGCTGCTGCGCATGAAGTTGACGCTGAAGTAGTCCAAGACATTGTGCGTGAACAAGACAGAGAGTTACAGGTTGAACTAATCAATGCTCATCTTTCTGGACTTAACGAGCTTGAAAAGCAAGACCTCTATCGAATGATCTATGAATACCGTAACCTTGGTAAGCTTAGACAGGATATGCTTGATAATGCTTCAACTAAACTTAGCCAGATGGAGGCTGAGCAAATTGAACAACAGCAAAGACAATCTGAAGAAGAGAAAAAAGCTGTTCAACAAATCCAATCTAGTATTTGGGATAAATACAAAACTGTTATTCCAGGATTTACTAATGAAAATGGAGAATCCACTGAAGACTGGACAAAGCTACGCAATAGAGCGTTGTCTATTGATTTCAATAAAGCTGCTGGCAAAGATAAAGCGTATGCTGCCTTTGCTGGTGTTGCGCTTCCTCATGTAATTAAGGAGCTTAACAATGCCAAGAAAATGCTACAGGAGCTTACAGGTAAAGAGGCTAATGAGATTCTACGTAGGCCTAAACTTGGTCAACCAGTAGTTGAATCAGCAGAGCCTGATGACTTTATTTCTGCAATGAGAAAAATGAAATTTTAATTTTTGTAAAATAGTTTTTGACACATGCTGCTTTTTATGACAATTGTCTCTCGAACTGTTCGAGGTGCATGGTTCTAAAAAGCAGCATTTTCCGTTGGCTCGGTCGTTATCCGTTCTAGTAGTTACTTCTACAGAGGTTTTCCTCAGTGGTATTTTCTTCTTAAACTTTTAACTTATATAAAATTATGGCTAACGCAATTAATGACTGGTTGCTCCGCGAGTCGGGCAGAATCACCCCTAATATTAACCAAAAAATGATGGCTAAGACCACGCCTTGGCTTACCCTGCATCTTCGTGAAGCATGGGAAGAAGGTATGGGAAATGTCCATAAAACCTTCGTCTTTGACCGTGCTCAACTTGTTGGCACTGCTCCTGTTGATTGGGAAAACATGTATGATGGAGAACCCCCAGCTGGAACAGGTAATGTTACAGATGGTGGTAGTTGTGTTCCTCAGGCTGATGAAATCAAATTCACGCAACAAAGTCGTGAGTATTCATTGCAAACTAAAGCAATCTGGGGTCCAAACCTTTGTGTAAACAACCTTCGCAATACTTTTGTTCGTGAACAGCAAATGAAAGCTTCGATTGCTGCTCTTGCTGACCAAGCACGTGAAACTTGGATTGAGCGTTATCGTAGCGAGTATACTCGTATTGCTGACAACAAAGTTGTTGCCAACACGGGCTTCCTTCTTAACGGCGGTCAATTTAATAACTATGGCTTCTTGGCTGGCACGGGTGACGCTAATACCTCTATTCTGACTCAAGGATTCCTTGATTATGTTTATGAGTATCTCAATCATCAAGGCGCGCAAGATGGTGCTATGGGCATGGTTGAAACTCGTCCTGTTTATGGTCTTGTCACAAGTGCTCGCACTAGTCGTAACCTCATCATGTCCAATCCTGAAGTTCGTGAAGACTTCCGTTATTCGTCTCAAAACGAAAAACTGCTTGCTCCTATGGGCGTTAAATGGAACTACGCTGGATTTGTTCACCTTATTGATGACAAAACTCCACGTTGGAATTGGAGAGCAGCTGATACCGTAAATGGTTCTGTTGCTGTTACTTCTGGAGTTGGCACACTAACTCTTATTACTGCACCAGTTGGTGGCGCACTAACAATTGGTTCTCAAGTATACATTGGCAGCAATTCTTACCTTATCAAAGCGGTAACTAGTGCTACTGTTTATACTGTGGTTTCAACTACTGGCGGTGTTCCGACTGTGCAAACTGGTGCTCCATATAGCGCATGGATCAAGGTTCCAGAATTTATTAAATCTGGTGACATTGTTATTCCAAACCCTGCTTGGTTGGCTGCTACTTATGAAGATTCTTACATCTTCCACCAAAAAACTGAAACATGCTTGATTCCCAAGCCTATCACCAACGTTGCTGGTGCTAAGTTTGATGTTGTCAATCATGCTGGTGAGTTCTCTTGGAAGAACTATCTGGATGAAGAGAAAAACCCTGACGGCACAATTGGTCGTTTCCGTGGTGTTCTTAGTTCTGGCACTCGCCCAGACAATCCAGAGTTTGGTATTGTTATTCGTCACAAGATTTGCACCACGTCTTTTGGTGTGGTAACCTCTTGTGAAGCTACAGGTAACTTTGCTCTGTAATGTTCATAGCTCGCCTCCCTCATGACCTGAAATCATGGGGGAGGTTATCTCCCTACGGGGAAGAATTTAGCCAACTAAACCGCTATGAATCTCTACGTTGACCTTGCTACTAGACGTATCGTCTTTAGCCCAAAACTAAATAAAGAAATTGCAAGAGTTGATGTTAAACGTGGAGACGTTTTCCCTCTTTCTATTGTATTTTTAAGCAATGGAAAACCAGTACAAATTGCTACTGGATCAGAAATTGTATTTTGCGCAAAAAAGAAAAACGATTTTGAAGGAGACGCACTTGTCCTTACTGAATCATTTACACTCACCAACGCTAATACAGACAATCCAAGTTACGATGGTGTTATCAATTTGAATTCAGACAATTTAGCTGATTATCTCGACAATGCCGCCAATACTGCCGATGATTTTATTTTTGCTGATTTGCATTCAGAAATTAACTGGAGCAATGTTAATGAGGCATTTACGACCAACACCTTAATACTTCGCGTATACAATGATATCTACAAAGGTGACGAAGGTGACCCAGTAATTACTCCAGGCGCTCCATTTGTTTTTCCAGATGGGTTACAAACGGCTACTATTGCTGGAATCAATGGAGGTCCAGTTACAATTAATGCTACATTAGTTGCCAGTCATATCCACGGCAACTTGGCTGGCACGCTCTACACGCACGTTCGCACGGGTGAGGCCATGACAAAAGGTGATCCATTTTACATCAGTGGTTATCACAATGGCGATGGTGGTTACCCAATAGTAAGAAAGGCAAAAGCAAGTGATCCTACGAAAATGCCAGCTATTGGCGTTATGGATGCTTCCTATGCTGCGAATGTTAATGGGGCAAACGGAATTATTAGCGGGACTATTTCTGGCATAAATACTGGCGGATTCGTTGTTAATAAACCAGTTTATGTTGGTGGAGATGGAGGTTACTCTACTATAGCTGGAGACATTGCGCAACAAATTGGAATTACTGAAAGGGCTAATAATAGCACTGGAGCATTCATTGTTACGAATGCAAAACGTGATCCCATCGAAAGATTTAGGGTTTTAACTGAAGCAGACTTGGTCACTATTGACGGAAGTCAAGTCTTCAACCTTACAACCCAAGGTGTTTACACCATATCAAGTCTGCCAGAGGAAGTATGGAGTGGTATTGTAGTTATTCCTAGCGCAGATTCTGGACAATATGTAGTAATCAATCAAAGTAATTATGACGGAGTAATACATGCTGGAATTGGCAATCTCATTGCAGATCTTTTTTTCGGCAAAAGAGTTACATTGTTTTTTGATTATGGAGGTGCGTTAGCATGGAATGTTTCAGAATCAACAGGTAGCGCAGTTGGCATACGCGAAGCAAAAACAGACAATCCTGATGGAATACCAGATGCCTTAACTGATGGCACAATTTCTGGTGTTACAGTTTTTAGTGACGGGTCATTCGTGTATGACGGTGGAGCAGCGGCAGCGCATCGCACAGCACTAGGGCTTACAACGCTAGCCACAACGACAGCGGGAACAAACGTAGCAAACTTCCTTGAGTTCCCAACCAGCGCAAACCTAGCATCGGCACTCACCGACGAGAACGGCACAGGCGGCGGTTTTGTCCGTGCCGAGGGCGCGACTTTGACGAGTCCGTCAATCGCTGGAACGGCATCTTTCACGGGAACAACTCGCCCGACATCGGCAGGCACGGGAACACCAGCGGCTACATCTCTCATGACAAGAGATGATGTTGCGCTAGAGCCTTTTTATAACCTCGGAAGTGTTTTTCGGGTATCCGCAACTCCAGTTTTTGCAAATAGCGGCACTGGGTCGTCCAGTGCAACGCAATCAGCAGGTGACCGATGGGCAGGATTAAGCTCTGGGACTGCCAATAGCGGATGGGCTAGAGCGCAAATCGGCAGGGGCATTACAACCGTTCCGTCTTTATCAGGTGCTGGCATCAACTTTGCTTCAAAGCTGGGGGTTTCTATTGTTTTGTGGCTCGCTAATTCTGCCGCTACTGACAATTTGAACATTTTCAGATTGCGATTCGGATCAGATAACACCCCAGTTGCTGATGGAGTTGATGCTGTTGCGTATCGAGGATTTGGCGTAGAAATTAAAGCGCGTGGAAGCTCGCATGATTGGCGAGTTTACGGACATAACGGAACGTCAATAACATACAGCGCATGGTCGAATACGGGTTTAACCGCAGACCTATTGCGAACTCGAATTTTTTTATCAGTGATGAGCAATGGAAGCGGAACCATTACCGCTAGTCTTGGCGCGAACGGATCACGCACATTGTCCACCATAACAACCACTGGAGGTCCTACTACATCAGGGACTTCTGCACAATCATACATTGAGGTGCATGTTGCAAATTCCGCTAGCGGAGTATTGTCACTTTCTGCCGCACTTTATGATGCAATGTTCTACGCTCAAACTTAAAATTTATGTCACTCCTAACACCGCTCCCGATCAATTATCAAAACGCCGCCATCGAGCAACAAACGCTCAAGGGCATCGTGCATCTTGCCACGGTCTTGACAGAATCATACTACCGATTCTGGAATCTCAAACCAGAGGTCAACGAGCTACTAGGCTTCGTCAGTCGCACACCCGAGGCTATTGTTTCCGACCTGAATGCAGACTACGCACTGGCGAACGAGCGCAACACAAAGCACTACATGATGGCAACAACCGTGAACCAATGGCTCACCGATGCAGGTCATGCTTTGCGCGTTCCTATCACCATGCCCGTAGGATACACCAATGATGGCACTGCATTTGCCTATACTGCACCCGAACCTGAGGTAGTCATTGAGCCTGAGGTTATTGTTGAACCAGAAGTAATCATTGAACCCGAACCGCAACCAGAATCATGACTGAAGCAAGTTTCACTATTCCAATTGGCTGGGCATTAACTGGATTTATCTCGCTCTGCGGCATTGTAGGCGCATTAGGCAAATTGATTTACTCGCTCCTTATGTATCGCATACAGGCTTTAGAAAAAGACGTTACAAGATTGAGTGGTGGATGTGGTGCTCATGGCTGCTTTTGGAGAACAATCCAACATAAAGATAAATGATTAAACTAGGAACAGACTACGCGCTTACAATGGATAGCAAGATTTACCGTTTTGTTACCAAGCGCATTATTGCTACACCATTGCCATTTCATCATGCTGATGTGGCGTTTCGTGACTTAGACTCAAGAGTTTGGGCTAGCATTGAAGATAACGTATTGTATATCAGTAAAGGATATGCATGGAATGGTTGTAGTCCGAAACGTAAAGTTCTTGGTATTTGGATTGGAACACCTGACGAAGAAAGGAATGTTCATGCTTCATTAGTTCATGATGTTCTTTTTCAGTTCTCTGGAACATGGCATTTCAAACTTTCATTCGAGCAAGTAAATTGTTTCTTTCGTTCATTGATGCGCAAAGATGGTTACCCTTTATCAACTCTTTACTACAAAGCTGTAATGAAGTTTGGTATTAGTTTCTGGAAAAAGAACGAAGAAAGCTACTCAACAAAATTATGAATTACAAATGGCTTAATAACATTGGCTTGCTTCCTCGTATGGTGCAGCAAGGTCTTGCCCTAATTGGAACACGGGAAGTAATTGGTAAAGGTAGCAATAGGACAATTCTTGAATGGCGTGATAACCTTAACCAGAATGGTGTTAAGATCTCTGGATACTCTGATGATGATATTCCATGGTGCGGACTGTTTGTAGCGCATCTTGCTTTTAGCCGACTAAACTCTCCATCTGAAGTTCCTGAATCTCCATTGTGGGCTAGAAACTGGGCTTCTTATGGAACCAAGGTTAAGACTGCCATGCTTGGTGATGTGCTTGTGTTTGCCCGTAATGGAGGTGGACACGTTGGTTTATACATTGCAGAGGATGCTACTGCCTACCATGTCCTTGGTGGCAATCAGTCAAATGCTGTCAGTATTGCGCGTATTGAGAAATCACGCTGCATTGCTATTTGCCGTCCTAAGTATAACAATCAACCAGAAAGCGTAAAGCAATACGTTGTGGCTTCATCTGGAGAACTCTCAAAGAACGAACAATGAAAACACAATCTAAACTGGTATTGGTCATTAGTGACTTACATGTTGGCTCAACAGTAGGTCTATGGCCGAAAGGCTTTGTAAGTATTGAAGGTAATCCTATTTTGCAGAACCCATTTCAAGAGTGGTTATGGAAATGCTGGGTTGACATGAATAAATGGGTTGAAAAAGTCACTGATGGAGAACCTTATGACATTGTTATTAATGGAGATATTGTTGATGGAATCCATCACAAGACTCTTCAAGTTATGACTCCTGATCTTGGTGATCAAGTTATTGCCGTTAAACAGATCCTTGGTGAACTGACTCCTAAGGCAGCTAACGTGCATTTGATCAAAGGAACTGAAGCTCATACATTGAATCAAGAAATTCATATTGGCAAGGCTCTTGGTGGTAGCAAGAATAAAATCAATGGTCAACACGCTTGGGATTATTTAGACTTGGAAGTAAATGGAACCCTATACAACTTTGCTCACCACATTAGCGCTACGGCTAGGACATACCTTGAGGCTAGTGCTCACTCAATTATGCTTGGAAACCTCTCCCACGCCCGTGCTAGAGCCAAGAAACCAGTTCCCTCAGTAATGGTGAGAGCGCACAGACACCGACACGGTATCTGGGAGGATGGTAATCAAATGTCGGTCATAACAGGCGCGTGGCAGGGTTTAACACGCTATGGTTACAAGGTAGTGCCAGATGCTATCCCACAGCCCTCAGCGGTCATTTTTGACGCAAGAAACCAAGAGAAGGGAGAACTCCCAATTACTCATCGTAGAATTTACACAGCAGAATGAAAAAGATTGGAAACCTAGATAAGCTGATGTCTGACATTGGCGCATTAATAGCACCGACTATTAGGGAAGATGAATTTACAGTTGCTGACTTCAGGGCTAAATTCAAAATACCAGACAGAACAGCAAGAGCGTTACTTGAGTCACAAAAAGAGTCTGGTATATTGAAGTCACGTAAAGTTGTTATTAATGGGAAATGTTGCAATGCTTACTCTGATGGTAAAAAATAAATTCCTAGAACTTGACATAATTCATCAAAAGTCTAAAATACACGCATATGCAACTTTTTCTCCAAGATTTACTTATCCGCTTTATGCGCAATGCAGTTGTTGTTGAGCCGCTTGGAGTTCCAAGTGTTAGACGCGCTATTACGGTTACTGATACATCATCCAATCAGGTATTGACCTCTACTTGTTTAAGAGCTAGCATTATTGCTATTGGAGCAGATATTAGATTTCAAGTTTCTTCAAGTTCTGCAACTGCTTCTGCAACATCTCATCTTATTCTTGAAGGTGAAAGACTTGATATTCATTTACCAGCAACTCCAAACATTGCTGCCATTAGAAATGGATCGGCAAATGGAACGCTTGAAATCACAGAACTTTTAAACTAATATGAGACTTAGGGCGACAAAACTATCTGCAATTGGATTTAGTGGATCAAGAGCGGCATTGCCATCGCTTGATCTTGCTTTTGCTGCGGATAAAACTCTGACTGCCCGTAAAGGTCCAACTCCCACATTCACGCGAGCATCTACTGCTACGTTCGTGGGCAGTGATGGACTAATCCAATCGGCAGCGATTAACACCCCACGCTTCGACCACGACCCTGTGACGCTTGCTTGCAAAGGACTGTTGATTGAGGAGCTGAGGCAGAATCTTTGCTTGCGGAGCGAGGAGTTTAATGACGGGATTTGGGCTAAAAGCTCTGCGATTGTCACCGCTCCAGTGGTTACAGCCAACCAAGTAAATTCCCCAAGTGGAGCCTTGTCGGCAGATAGAATCGTATTCCCTGCTGTGAGTGGAGCTGGCGCATTTTCGCTAGTGACTCAGTTTTTTACTCAATCCGCTGGAGTGGTTCACACTGCAAGTATTTATCTTAGGGGTCTGGTTGGTGGCGAAAAAGTATGGTGGGCGTGGACTCCAAACGGATCAACCTATGTTCGAAAGGAGTGCATACTAACAACAGCGTGGCAGCGTTTTGATTTTACTTACACATCAACATCAGGAAATAACTTTACCCAACTTGGAGTTGATCTTCGAGACTCTTCTCAATCTACCCGGCCCGCACAAACCATCTTTGCATGGGGCGCTCAACTAGAAGCAGGATCCTTCCCCACCAGCTACATCCCAACAACCACCACAGCACTCACCCGCAGCGCGGATGTGTGTAGTATTACGGGAGGGGACTTCACGAGTTTCTACAATCAGAGTGAGGGGACTGTATCGCTACAAGCTACCTCGCTAATGGCAACAGCAACAGCAGGAAATAGGACCTTCCTATCGTTTACTGATGGTGGCTACACCAACCAACAAGGAATCTACAAAACAGTTAATAGCTCAAACCTCAATACCCCTATTGGCTCGGGGGTAGGCACAGCTGTCGGCACAATTACTCAAGGCGTAGCGTTTAAGGTTGCAGTAGCTCTTCAACCGTCAAATAGTGCGGCATCTTTTAACGGTGGTGCTGCTGCGACTGTGTCAAGTGCAGCCGTAGTTGGCATCAATAGACTTGAGTTTCGCGATCCAACAGGAGCGCCTGGTGGTCATCCGTCTTGTCACATCGCTCGAATTCAATACTTCCGCAAACGTCTCCCTAACGCGAAACTCCAATCCCTGACTACACCATGATCGACTATATCCTAAAATTTCCAAGCAAAGAAGTAGCTGTACAATTTGGTATTGACAACGGCTTTACAACAATCGACGAGAATGGTGAGCCTCAATCATCCCTTGCATCTCACGAACACGCACTATGCGTCATCGGCGAGCATAACGGCGATGGTCAATGGTGGGTGTTGTTTCGCGATCTTGTCGGCATTCCGATCCCTGAGGGTGGCGAGCAGTTTATCCACTGGGCGTCAACTCAAACAACCATTGACGAAAATGGAGAAACTGTTCCAATGCCTAGACCAACATCAGAGGATACACCAAATGTATGGTGGGCTTAATACCAAACACATTCCTTTAGTTGGCTAAAACAATAGACTTGCCAATAACCAAAAATTAGTTACCTTCTTTTCAGGTATGAGTGTTCCAATGCAGCGGTATCCAATCTTTGATGTTGCGTCTCCTTTGCGTGACTTAGTGTTCTATGAGGTTGTTGATTACAATATCAAGTCCAATAGAGACATGGAGTATGGAACGCCCCATCACAACACTCAGGCTTATCCTAACCATCAACTGGTTTACATTACGCCAAATGACAAAGAAGGTAAGACTTATCGTTTCTACTACGCTGCCAACAGGGACAATCAAGATGATTACAACTGGCAGATTAGTGATGGATCAACATTAGAAAGAACTTACATTGTTCCTCGATCTTTGTATTATGGAAGAAGCGCAGCTGAAGCTACTACTAGCTCTATAATTCCAAATGAATTTACTTATCCAGTTGTAGGAACAGCAGACATTAGGTTTACTAAATACAGTTTTGTAGATGATTCAGTAATACGTTCCGATGAACAACTAGATAGTATTTACGTTACGGTTAAACGCCGATTCATGGAGAATAAGGAAGTGGATATTGTTTGGAGTGAAGAGTTTGATCGGTATGTAAAAGTAACTAAAGAGTTTATTCCAGCATCAGTTAATCCAGAAATTCCTACTTTCAGTGCTGGAGAGTTTATTGAGATTAAACAGGGCAATACTTTTTTTGATGTAAAGATCACTTCTCAAATAGTAGATTCTACAGGAGAGGCACAAACATTGCCATACTCTAAAGCTGTAATCCCAGCCTTAAAGGATTTTAGATTTCCTTCAAAACTTGAATCTGTGACGCTTAATTACATGTGGGCGTATGCTGCTAGCACTGGTAATACTCCATCTTACAGTGAAGAGTATTACTTTAACTGGAAAATTGTAAACGCTAGAGGCGGTCCATACGAAGCAGAGATCACACGACATATTACAGCAGATCCAATTCAAATAACTTCAGCAGCAGAAAATCAAGTTTATGCTGTTCCTAATACAGTAAGGGAAACTATTGGTGTTCATTATGCTTGGTTTAACGCAAGCACCAATGGTAATAATACCAGTGCCGTAGCTAGAGAGATTGAAGTTCCAGCAACAATCCATAGTGAAATAAATATAAATGTAAATGGTGTTGCAAATACCACGGCTGGTAGAACTTATAGTTTTACAACTACATTAGCCGAAACTCCAGGATTTGATGACTTCAATACTTTAATTACTACTGCTAATAGCAAAATGGTAATTGGCGTTGAAACAAGAAAGCTTCCCTACAATCTATATGAAGTAAGCGTAATCAGACTTAAAGTTTCAAACATCTATCTATAAATTTATGGCTGAAGAAAACACTCAAATTAGAAGACCAGTTTTAAGAGATTATTCTCCAACTGATCCTAATCCATTGCCAATTGACATTGGACAATCTTTTGTTAATCAAAGTTCTGTTGATCCAGTTGTTGAGCAACAGCCAATTGCTTATAGTCAATCACATGGTGGTGGCAATAGCACTGAGGCAAAATCGTATCCTCCATTCCAGCCATTCCTTAAGGGAACTGGAACTGGTCATGAGATTGCCGTAAGAACAGGATATGTTGTTGAGCATGTTGTTGTTGGCGATGATTCTATAAAATATCATTTACCAACTGGTGTTCCAGCTACTAATGATGTAGCACCAATATGGAAAGCAATTACAGTTGGTCAATGTTTGTATGTGCAATGCCAGATTAGCGAAACAGGAGAAATAGAAGGAGTTCCAACATTAATTGTTGGCTCTAGTGATTTAGAAGGGGAGCATTATCGTCCTGAAGTATTTGACTTTGCAGGTAATGCTGGAATCAGTTATTATAAGTTATGCCAATTAATTTCAGCACCAACTGGTTCAGGTGTAGTGATACAGCAATTTAATGCAGGTAGTAATATTCATCATTATGATGAGCGCGTTGGCATGGAAAATCTTGAATCTCCGCAAAATGTAGATGCTGGTTCAATTTATCGAGTAGGCAAAAATTATGACGAAACAAGCGATAAGGTTCAGTTACGAACATTAATGCAACTTGATGGAGAAGGTGAGCCAGTAATTAAAGAAGATGAAGAAGGCGCTCCACCATCAGACAGTATTAGATTTAGACGAATTGTTGACCTTGGCACAGATGCGGAAGTGCATGTAATGGATCAAGACGGGGCAATTTTAATACGTGGAAATTCTTATCCATCATCTGTAACAAATGCGCATAAAATCTCAATGACAGTTAAGGATGGCTTGGTTACAGATCTTCAACAAATTGATTCTGAAGGATGGTGGGGAGTTATTCTTCATCAGTTTTTTACGACTATTGGACAAAGCACTCCTTATAGCCAATTAGAACTTACTTATGAAGCAGGGATACTTACAAAAGTAAGAAATCAAGGAGGACCCGCTTCGCCACTTGCAGATGTCCCGGGAACTGAAAATGCACAAGGGTCAGCTGTTCATGCTACTTTCTCATCAAATGTTTAATAGTTTCTCATTAATTCATTTTAGTTGGCTAAACAAGACATTTTAATTGCAAGAATCCAAGAGATGTGTAACTTCAACGCATGTCTCAAATCTTAACATTTGCTGAAGCACAGCAACGATTCTCCAATTTGGTGACAACCGAAGTCAACATTGGTGATGCTATCCAAGAAGTAATAGACAGAGCCTATGAAATGGGGCGCTGGAGAGGCATGATGGAAGAGATTGAATGTTCTAATAATCAATATGTCACAATTAGAGAAGACACTGAGAAACGCGAAGTTTACTTTGATTTTGATCCTGCACAGTTTGACGGAGCTATTGGTTTCCGTCAAGGAGGTAGGGGATACGGAATCAAGACATTAGTATCCCTGTATCAAGAAGACACCAGTGTTGGTGATCTGTCCTTTATTGATATTGGAGATGTAACCATTGAAGATGTCACGTATCGCCGCTATAGAGTACCTCGTTCATGGAGTAGCCCTGTAGTTGAGCTATACGCGCTCATGAAGAAGGTTAGCAAGTCTCCACTGGCCGATACAGACATTATACCCATTAAGAGCATAGGTGCGCTTAAATCGGGTATTCTGGCCGTAGCATATGAGAATGTAAATGACATGGAAAGAGCAGATGCTCATTGGCAGAAATTCATGCAACTCATGGAGAGAGCACAGAAACAATATAACGGAGGTCGCAAGATTTCTATTCGATTTAACGACAACATCAGAAAACGTCCAACCCAATTTAAGTAATGGCAATACAACAAGATCCCTCAAAAAGTTTTGGCTCTACATCTTATTTTCAAAATAAAGATGAGCAACGCCGTGTAGTGAATGACATGCGTCGAGAACAACGCAATAAGCGTATTGCTCAACAAGGCCTTACCCGTAACATTAAAAGAGCAATCAGAAAGGGTGAGAACCCTAATGCTTATATTGATGCCGCTAAACAAATGGGTCTTGATCCATTGGGTGGTGGTGGGCTTGGTCCTGAAGCATCGCAAAGAGATGCTGCACTAAGAGCTAAAGCCGCATCACTGTTTGAAGAAGCAAGCCAACTTAGAAAAAAGAGTGACAGCACTGTAAGTAAACAAGGTGTTGCTACGCCATCTGGTGGAACTGTAAGTGAGTCTCCAGCAGTCAATCCAGCAAATGTTGATGCAGCTAGTGCTCAACCAGTTGAACCTGTTGCAACTGGCGTTATAAGCAATAAACCTAAAGAACCAGAATGGTTTACAGGTGATGTTAAAAAAGACACTACATTCAGGGGAGTAGATCTTACTGAATCTAGGTTTATTGGCAAAACTAGAGAAGAAGCTCGTCAAATGGTAATGTCCGATAAAGCCAATAAAGCTATGGCGCAATTTGATAAGGATGGTCAAGCTTTAGCTCAAAAAGAAAAAGATGCAGCATTTGCAGTGGAGAAACAAGAACTTGATAGACAAGGTGCTATTGCATCAGAACAAGTTAAACAAATGGATATAGATAAAAGAACTAAAGCTGCTCTTAATCCAGAAAACATAGCAAATCAAAAAAATGAGTCTATGCGTATTAACCAAGACGCTAATGCTCTTTTTGATAGATTTGACTCTAACCTCAATACCTTGACAAATGTCGTTGGAGGTCTTGATAAGCTTAATGATAAAGCTAGTGAAAGACCTGCCAGACTTGCTGACATCCAGAATAGAGCGACAAACGAAATACAGACAAACGAAAGTAGAATATTTGATGAAGCTAAGGCGCAGATTGCTATTGATCGTCAAAAAGATAGTGAAGCGCAAATTCAAAGAAATCAAAAAGTAAATTATGATTTAGGCATGGAGGTTAATCGTTTGTATGCTGAATCAAACAAAGAAACTAGCGCGCTTCAAAACAGATTCAAGTATTCAACTAAAGGTAAAGTTTATAATGCTGGAGAGGCAATTGCTGATGCGATAGCCAACAAAGCAAAATCTATTGTGGCTAATGCCGCAGTAACTACTTATTCCGTCTTCAAACCATACGTAATTAAATAATATGCCTAGTCCATTCGATAAAGTAACAGAGTCACAAGACCTAAGAAACTACATGGAGAATCGTCCAGTCGTAGAGGAACTTGCTAGGAGTCAAGGTTCGGTGTTTCAATCCGAAATGAGCAGACTTGGCCTAGAAGAAAAACAAAAGGAAATTGCAATGAGGGATGAAAATCTTCAAGCAGTAAATAACTTTAATCAGAGTGTTGTAAGCCAAGCAACTAATTCGGAAGACTTAATGAAAAAAACTCAAGAGTTCATAAAGAAAAATCCTAAAAATGCTGGCGCAATTATGGAATACGCTGGTGAGGCATCTTTATTTTTTGAAGCAGGCAATAGAAATAAACTTTCTGGTATTGAATTGGAGCGAGCAACTCGCGAAAACGAAATGCAAAAAAAGTTTCAGAAGTTACAAGAGAAATCTGTTCAAGCTACGTATGATGCTAATCTTTTGAAATTTGCTCAAGATAAAGCTAATATGGAAATGGCTAATTACAAAGCAAACAAAAATAAGATTGATGGAATTACTGATATTTTTGCTTCGGTTGATAGTCTTGAAGTTGATGAAACAACTAAAACAGGAATTGAGAATGTTAATAATTTTTACTATAAAAAAATAAATGATTTATCTGGACGTGAAGATTCGCAAAGTAAAATTGAATCTGAAAAATATTATGATGAAGCTTCTTCAATTTTTGGCCCATTACTTGAATTTGATTCTGTAAATAAAGTATTAAGAAGCACGGCTGCAATAAGACATGCTGAAACAAAAGTTAAAGCAGAAAAGCAGTATAGTCAAGATTACGCAAAATGGTTGACACAAAAGAAAAATCAAGGAACTGATGCTGCTTCTTTAACGTTTGATGACTTCCTTATTGATTCTTATAATACCAGATTTGATTCTGGAAGTGCAGGTAATGCAATGTTAATGGATAATGATCAAGCTGAAATGATTGAGGATTTTGGCGAATTAGCTGAAGCTAGAAATCAATTCCAAAAATACAATAAAGCATTACTTGATTCTATTGATCCAATCACTGGGGCGCCTAGGGAGGATAAAATAGGTTCTATTAGAAGACAGTCTAGGTCTTTGAGTATTTCATTGAAGCAAAGCATAGATAGACACAAGATCAAAGCTGAGACTAAAACTCAACAATCTAAACAGCAAGAAGCAGAATTGAGTCTTCTTGAAACTAAAGCAGATATTGAAAACACTAAGTCTCTTACAAAGGCTAGAAACGAAGGACGTATTGATGATGTTAATCCAGCTTTGCAATCTTTGGAATCTGAAAGAGCAGATCTCATTAAAGCAATACGCCAAGAAAAATCAAGACAAGCTGGCGCAATAGGTGAAGAAGCAACAAGAAGAGGAAAAATTATTGAAGACCTAGGAAAAGAATTAAGTAACGTAGAAGGTAGAATTACAAATTTCGCATCTTCCAATCCAGCAAAAACAAGCTCAACTAATCAAGTAGAACCAGCAAACTAATTTATGACTGATCCATTTAACGATAACAGAAAAGGTTTCATTACTTTCAAAAAGAATAGTCAGTATTCATATCTTAACCAGCCAACTGAAAAACCAGTTGAATCGGTTAAAGAAGAAGAAAGCTTTATTCCTGAAACCTATGGTGATTTTGGTGTCACTCTTCCTGATGCACTAAACCCATTCAAGATGTTTGATTCAAATGAGTGGGCTAACAATCCTGATTCTCGTGAAAAATCGGCACAAAGCGTAGCAGAGAACTATTATAATGGGCTTATGCAACCAGATGCTACTGTTCCAGCTATCGTTGATGGTGAGTTGAAACAAGTTCAAGCTTCGGAGTCTGGACGTTTAACCAATGCTGGACTACACGCTTATGACAATAGTCTTCAATTAATTGGGATGGCGCAAAAGAGAAAGGATGGAGGATTCCGTCTTAATCCGATGACTGGTAAAAGAGAGTTTGCATTTGGAAGTAAAAACTTAACTCCATACGATCCCGTCAAAGATCGCAATAGTCAAAAACGTCAAGCAGATAAAAATGGTTACGGAGCTAGTAATTATGAATTAAGTAACGAAGAGATTTTTGGTCGCGATCATGTCTCTGGTGTTATTGATGCATATGCCAAGAAAAATGAATTGGATATTGAAGACTTGAATCCACAAAGTATTACTCCTGAGAGATTTGTCGAAATACGTGACTCTCTTAGAGATGCTGATCCGACTGTAAGTAATTTTGAGTTAAAGAAAAAAATCAATGGAAGTAACAATGCTATTATTGATGAAAAAGCAAAAACTCAATATGCCGATGCTCTTGGTTACTACGTAAAAGAAAAGCAACTTGGTGACAAGCTTGTTGATATGTATAATGGTGAGCCAATTATTAACTACGAAAAGATCACTGATCTAAATAAATTTGAAGAAGCAGTTAATACACTTGATATGCCAGCCGTTCAAAAGGCTAGATTCCTGACTTCTTTCAAACGTAATTTTGAAGAAGAAGCTGGCAATATACTTCAAGAACAATTTGTCGGTTCTTTGGCTGGTCAAAAATCAGGAGAGTTTGCTAGAAGCTTTGGTCCTGGAAATTGGATTGATAAAGGAATTGAAAGCTTGGTTGATTATAAAGGCAAAGAAACTCCAGAACAAATTATGGAAAGATTCGCCACTGGCGACAAGACAGCTTACGATTTTCTTAAAGAGAATCCATTCTATAGTCAAGATTCCTTTTATCTTACTTCTGCACTGAAACGCGTAGGTCTTAGAACTGTTAATTCATTTCAGAATACAGCTGTTGGCGCAAGCGCTTTAGCTCTTGGAGCTATTGGCTTTGCAGCTGATAAAATGGGTGCTAAAGAAGCAGTTGATTTAGCAAGGTCTGGAATTATGGCAATGGCTGAGGCTGGCGCTACGTCTAGTGAAATGCTTCAAGCAAATGCTAAATATGAAGGAGGAGTAAATGAAGCAATTAGCATTGGTGATATTAGTATTACTGATGAAGACTTGTATTCAGTTGTTGGTCAAGTTTTTGAAACTGTTGCTACTGCTGGCGCTTCACTTCTTGTTAAAGGTGTAGCAAAAGGCGGCACAACTGCATTAGCCAAAATGACAATAGCTGAATCACTTCAAGCTGGTGTTTCTAAAGCATCGACAAAAATTGCTCAAAGAAAAACAGCTGGCTTACTTACTAAGTCTGCCATCAACGCAAAAGAAGCTGCTAAATCATTATGGACTAACTCTGCCAAAGTGAAAGCTGGTGAAAGTCTTATTGCTACATCTTTACAGGGATCATTTGGTTCAGCTGGTCAAGCTTTGTCTTCGGCATATGGTGAGTCTCTTAATAAAGGAATGAGTCGTGAAGACTCTTTGGCTGAAGCAACTGGAAAAGCTACAGCAAATGGATTAGCTACATTCACTGCGATGACGTTAATGAATATGGTAGCTCCGGGTGTTGAGAAGATTTTAATGTCACCTGAAACTGCTGTTGGTCTTGGTCAATCCATTAAGAACACTTTAGCTAATAGAGCAGCGCGTAAAAGCATTTCATCTGGCTTAACTGAAGTTATTGCAGATAAACCACTTAGAGCTAGTCTTTCTAAAGGAGTCGCTGATGCTGTTCGCGGAGTTGTAGCTAAAGAAGGTGTTGGTGGATTCATTGGAGCCGTTGCGGTAAGTGGGGTAAGTGAGGGGCTTGAAGAAATGATTGACACTGCTCTCGCAACCACACTTGATGCTTACATGAACAACTCGCCAGAGGCTCGTAAAGAACTGGAGTCTGGTGGATTGTGGCTTGATGTTATTAAGTCTGGAATCATGGGTGCAATGATGGGTTCTGGAGTAAATGCCATATCGCTTACATCTAAGGATAAAAAAGAAATGGCAAATAAGGCCAAAGAAGGAATGAATCTTTATCTTGAAAAGAAACTTCCAATGCTTTCTTCTAATTTGCAACAAACTGTTTATGTCTCCCAAAAAGACAAGTCTCAACCGCAAATGGCGCAGACAATCCAACAGATATTGCAAACTGGTGATTTGAATCAAAAAGTAGAAGCTATTGCTAATCTTGGTAATATTGTAGCAACGAACGCTTTCAAGCCCACAGTGCCTTCTGCGACACCGTCTGGCACTATTGCACCAACTGGCACTCAAACGCCAACAGGAGCATCTACAGTCGCAGGAACAGCTACCTCTCAAGCAGTTGATGCAACACCTAATAATTTTGATTCAATGACCGTTGATGCTACATATGAAGCACCAAATGGAACTACGTGGACTAGAAAAAATGGACAGATGGGTGAGCCTGTAATGGTTGGAATTAATGCTGATGGTAGCGTTTCAGAAATGACAACTGTTCAATTTGCGAGTTTTGTAAATTCTGAAAATAAAAAGAAAGCAAGTCAGTCTAAACAAGCAGTTGTAACTCCAAACGCAAGTTCTACTCCTACTGAGGTCAAACCTAAAGGTGAAGCACCTACGGTTAAATCATTAACGATTACTAACGCTAGTGGCACTGAAGCAGTAATTAAAGCTCCAGTTGAATCTGTTGAAGAATTAGCTAGTTATGCCTACGAGCAAGCCCATGGCAAATCCATCCCCAAAGGAAAACTTTTGCCAACCAAAAAAGAAACATTAAACGGCAGTAAAGGTCGTAGCTTCGATGTTACTTCTTATGAAATTAATGGAGAACCTGCTGATTTGCATAGTATTGAAGTTGACAAAAATGGCAATCCAGTTGAATCGGAATTTGAGGGTGAAACAACAACTAAATTCTACAAGAAAGAAGAATTGGTTAAGTTCCTTACATTGACAAAAGGCAGCCAAGGTCAAATTAACTCCGATAATAAATTTGTCGATATTGCACAAGAGTCTAAACCTAAGCAATCAAGTGGTAAACCAGAAGGCGAAGCCAAACCAAAACAACAACCTAAATCAGAAAAAGATACTACTCCTAAGCCTGATCAAAAACCTGAGGATAAAAAAGATGATAACAAGCCTAGCGATACTGAAGCCAAGCCTGAATCTAAACCTGCTAAAAAACCAGTAGAAGAAAAAGAATCTACTATTGATGGTGAAGAAATTCTTCCTGCGCGTCATGCGAGTGTCATCAAGAAGTTTTCTAAAATCCTCAAAAAGCTTAATGTTAAAATTTATGTTCGCGCAAATACTAGTGAGGTAAATACATTATTGAGCGAAAAAGGAGTTCCTTTAACATCTGCTAATGATGTAATGGCTGCTACAATAATTGACGGTAAACCAGCTATTCTCATTAATGCAGAGTTAGCAGAAAAACTGCAGGATATCAAAACTGGAATGAAACATGAAATCTTCCATGTTGTTGAAATGTTGTTTAGGATGACACCTAAAGGTAAAACCTTATTAGGCCTCATAGATAAATCCGCTCTTGTAAAAAACAAGAAGCTTATTGAGTTAATGGAAAAAGAGTATGACGTTTCTTTTGGGGAGCTAGATCAAGATCTTGCTTTCTATGAGGTCATGAGAGCTTTTATTGCTGGCAAACTTCATGGTGAAACATTTACCTACAAACCATTTACTGACTATATTAAAGCTTTCTTGGATTACGCAAAGAAACTTATTAGTGGCGACCCATCATTACGTGAATATGTTATCGAACTTGAGGGCTTTTACAAAAAAGCAATTAAAGATGCTGATGCAGAACTTGGCCTTAGTATTTCTTCTTCAAATAAATTCAGAGAATTTATGTCCTCTGCGCTAACCAAGGCAAAGGATTTGGTTAAATCTAAACCAAAAGATGGCGCAGTCATTCAAACCAAAGATGCAACTGATGAAGATATTGAAGAACTTGCTAATGATTTGATTATTGGTATTGTGGAAGCGTATGAGGACTCTGTATCTGCTAATGATATTTTCAACAAAGTTGTTGATGTTATTAATGTAAGATTAATTGATACAGATACTGGATTAAACGTTGATAGCAAAATCAAGGTTTTCCAAAAGGTTTTAGGCGAACTAAACGAAAAAGATTCAACAACTGAATTACAAACTTTGTTCAGCAATAAAGTTGAGCAACTACTTAAAGATCAATCTCCTGTTATTGGATTGCCTTCAAGTCAGCTTGGTGACGTAGAACCAATCAAAAAGAAAATTGAATTTGCTGGTTGGTCTGGAATTAGAAGATTTGTAACAGATGTAAGAGAAGATGGATTGACTCAAACCCAATCTGATATTGGTGTTGTAGAGGCTGACAACTTGCAGAAACTTCCATTTACAAACTCATATATTAATTTTGATGCAAATCCCGAAACAGGTAAATATCCTGATCATGATTTGAAATTTGGAGATGCGCTAGAAAGCATTAATGCTGCTGGCGTTCTTGATGGATATTTGATTTACAGTCATAGCCTTGAATTAGTTGATTCACTGACCAACAAGAAATACATGTCCCATCGCTTCATGAAGAGTCCTCTACTGAAGCAAGATGGAAAAATTAATCCATTCTTTTCTGTTCGTCAGTCTCAATACTCTCGTGAATTTTACAATATGGTAACTGACAGCAATGTTATTGCCACGATGTTTTCTGAGACAAATCAAGGTGTAATGCTTAACTCTCCAGAGGGTTTGGTTAAACTTGTATTTGAGTCTCTTACATCCAATAGAACCAAAGGTGAAGATGGTAAAACTCCAGAAGCATTCTTAAGACAAGGTGATAAGAGTATTAAATTTGCAGATATTTTTATATTTGTAACTGGTGACAACAAAGACGGCACAAGTCCATTTTATTTTAAAGATGGCAAGATTGTAGTTAATACTACTAAGCTTGCTAAGAACTTTAATTTTATCAATCCTAGTGCAATTAGCAATCAGGAGCAAAGAATGAGTGTTGGCTTAATGGTTGCTTCCACTGTTCGTGCTGCTATTGAAGAAGAGATTCTTCACTTAGCTACTGTTAATGCCTTTGGTAAAGCTGGTGAACTTGTTGGTTTTTATGATGAGCTTGAGAGTCTTGGTTATTTCAATGACATGATTGACCAAATCAGAGAAATGCAAGGCATTGAAAATGCTGGAGCATCTTTGACTAGAGCGGAGAAAATCAACATTGCTGCTGAAGTAATGTCCTTTACTCATCAACGTGCAACTAATGGATCTACTTACGGAGATGAATATCAGCGTCTAGTTGAAGGAATGTATGCCAGAGGCGATCAAGGTGGTAAGGCCTTAGCTACTGCTCGCCAATATGGTCAAACATTAAACAATATCCTTCAAGCTCGCGCTGCTACGTCATTCATGTCTCCAAAGATGCAGAAGATGCTTGAGAAACTCAATAAGGTTAAGGTTGAACTTGGTGTAAACCAAAGACTTAATAACACTGATCAACTTGTTTCTAGCTATCTTAGTGAGCAATACACACTCAATAGAGGTAATATGCAGAAATCTATTGACGAAGCCTTTATGCACGACTCATTCGCCGTTGAAGAGTTTCGTGCTGAACTGAAGTCAATTAACATTCCTATTCGCCAAGTTATTGATATTGATTTCGAGAGTGGACAGATAACAATTGATTCTGGTTTTTCTGATTACTACATAGCAAAACATGGTATTGATAAGTATGACGCTATACTGTCTTACTTTAGCCGACTAAACGAAAGCCAAGTTGCTAAGAATCTTGCTCGTTCAATCAAGTCTTCTCGTCAAGTAATGGACTCAATGCGCGTGTCTTTAGACATGAATAATGAATTAGACAATCTTGCATCGCAATTAGCATCGGGCAACTTTGATGATTTGACTTCTTATCTTGAAAACTACAATCCAGAGAATGGAAAGATTGTATTTGATAGCCTTATTCAATTGGCTAATTCTTTTGAATTTAATGATAACATTTCTTTGGCTGTAGAAAAAGACAAGGCAATGGTTAAGAGTTTTTACGATTACACTTATCGTCTTAATGAGGCATTTACAAAACTACCTACCGACTTTGACAAATCTTACCACAGTAAAGGACTTGTTAATCTTCTTGGTAATTTAGTTCCTAGATTTGGTGTGCTTGGTGATTCTTTTGAGAGTGACAAGGCTTATGTTGATAGCGCTATATCGCAACTAGTTTCACAGGATGTGATTAATCAAGGTCATGACGCAATCGTTGATGATTTGTATAGACAGTTCAAAGCTGCAAACATACTACCCAATTCCAGAAACGCTCGCAACCAAAACCAAGAAAAGACCAAACAAAGCAAACTCCTTTCATTACTCATCAACAAAAACACCAGTATTGAAAATGCTGGCATTGTTCCAACTTACGCTCCTTATATTGAGTCTGTAAATAACTACAATGAATTGGTTCTTAACTTTGATGAAATAATATTAAATAAAAACCTCACAAGGGTTGATGACTTTGGAAGAGATTTCGTTCCATTGAGTGAATTGATTCCTAATCTTTCAGTTGGCGTTAATACCGATCAAAACGTATTTGGTTACGTCAATCAGTATCCATCTGAAATAATGAATGATAGAGCAGCTGTTGCTGCAATGAGAAGAAAGGGTGAAACTGAAGAATCTATTCAGGCTTCAACTGTATGGCAAAACGCTTTCTTGGGGCGCTATACAAGCAAAGACAGAGAGCTTTATCCTGAAAAAACAACTAGAACAGAAGCCAACTCATCTTTCCTTGGCGAGAAACAATATAATGAATTTGTAATTGGTCGTATGGCTGGTGCTACCTTGGTTATTCCCAGAGTAGATCAAGAAGGTAACATTACAATGTCACAAGTATCTTACGATGATTACTACAAGACAATGGGTTTTCAGCCTGTTGTTAATAAGTATCGTATTTTTGATGGTTATGCTGATCCTTCATTGTTGAATGACAATCTATTGAAGTATTCTGTTAGCGATAGAAAGATCACTCTTTCAAAAGATGTTGAACTTGATATGCGCAACTTGAATGGCGAGATTGCTACACGATTCTTTGCAAGAAAAGATGCCAATTATGACAACGCCATCAAAGGTGTTACTGAAATTTTATTCGGAGGTAATGATGCTAATATCAATATCGCTGATTGGTTTGACACAATTACTGGATTGATTGGTTATAATGAGAAAACTGGCGAACCAATGGTAGTTGATTCTATTAATGGACAACAAACATTTGCGTCTAAATTTGCTGATCAAATGATGTTCAGAATGTTCGGTAAGGAGACTCAACAAGATAAGAACCTGAAAGATTATATTCAGCTTCTTGATAAAGCGCATAAAGCTTTAAGACCTGGAGAATTCAAAAACGCTGCCAAACTTACTGAGAGTGAAAAACTTACAATTATTCAAGAGTTGCCAGTATTCTTGGAATTAGTTGATGCAGCTAATAGAGATATTGGTTTAGCTAGAAAAGCTTATAGCAGATTCAGAAGCCGATTCTTGTCCAGCACAATTAATGCTGATATTAGACTTATTCAGGAGCAGGGAGCTTCTGGTATTCGCGCTAATCAAAACTTGGTTGCAGCTATCTCTGAAAGTTTTTACGACATTCAGGCAATGTTTGATGTTGAGTGGCATTCTAATTACTTAGCCAATGGCGGCCAAGTTGGCTATCAAGGCCTTACTGCATTGCAATTAATGGATGAATTTAGCCGCATCCCAAGTTCTGCTACTAATGAGTATTTTGTAGTAGGTAGGCCATCCACTAAAGCCAAGTATCTCTTGGATTACTTCACCAGTAGGCAAGGCACAATGGGTGATGCTAGAACAAAAGATTCTGATGGTAAAACTGGCTATCCACTTGATAACTTAATCTTTAACGCTATCGAGCGTCCCGCAGATAAACCAAGTGAACTTGATGAAGAGTTTAATGACGAAAGAGCAATTAAGGCTAATGAGTTCACTGAGACGCTAGACATGATGCCACAGGGCTACGAAGGCACTGTTGAGCAACTTGAGGCTAGTCGCCGTAAAGATTTAATCAACGAAGAGAAAAGAATGAAGTCATGGGCTACGCATTCTGCTCTATCTATTTTCCAAAGTATCCCAAGTGCAACTAATAACAGCTTCTCAAGAACTATTGCGCCAGAAAGAGCAAAGGCATTTTTCGATCTATTTGCTAAAACTCAAATTACAAGCGCAACAAAAGAAGAAAAAATTGTAACTCAAAGTGCTTTGCGTTCTTTGGTTAGTGAACAAATGGTTCAATTGTCCAAGCTCTACGGCACATCAAAAGAAGAGGCTAATCCATTTGCTGAAATTGCTGGTAAAGTGTCAACATACAATCATCCATATGAATTGCTTCTTGATGTTATTGAGGCAATTGGAGGCAAGGAAAGACAGTTTGTAAATGAACAACGTGTATTAGCTGGCAATCTTGCTGGTCAAATCATTCCACAATTAATGTTAAATACTTCTGGTGAGTCATCAAGCAATCAAGCTTCTTCACAAGAGATACTTGATTCATTGCAGGAAGACTTGGACAAAGAGAAACTATTTGCTGGAACTTTATTTAATTCACGCATGTTCCAATTGGGTCAAGCGAACTCCATGATTGATAGCTCATTGTTTATGAATTCACCATTGTTCTCAATGTTGATTCAATCATTCCCCAACTTGATCATTTATCAACCAGCTCAATACTCTGGGAAAAATAAAACTGTATCAAGAAACGTAGATATTGCTTACCTTGACAATGGTGATGCAGTTCTTTACATCAACAATGCTGACGGACTTGGTTCAAGTAAACAGAAAGAAATTCTTGAGAAACTATTCATTGAAAGAATTGGTCAAGAAAGAGCTAATGGCGCTAGTGGTCTTGAGAGTGCGATTAACTTTGCAGCTGAAAACATTCGTAAGCAAATCAGACACGTTTTTAATGTAACTCCCGAAAGAATTGAAGCAATGGTAGTTAAAGCTACTAATGCATTAAGTTCCATCAAAGGAATTCCACAAGAGGCAATTAAGCCACTTATTGATGGTTATCGTGCTTCGATTGAACAAGAAGCTGCTAATAAGTTATCATTGCTTGCTGGGGATTTATCTTCTAGTAGATTTGCGGAGAATGCTTATGGACTGAATAGTATTGATGCTAAGAAATTCTTCCAGACACTTCTTACTCCTGAGTTGGCAGCGCCAATGATTATGGGAATCAAGACAACTACTGGAACAAATCTACTCAACAACTTGAGTCTTGTTACGGAAATGTTTACGAATCCAGAGGCTTACGATATCCTTAGCAAGATTAAAGCTCCAGATGCTGATTTGATTACCGATAAGGTTAATGAAAGATATGAAGCATTTATTGAAAAAGCATTGAATAGATTTCAATCAAAAGAAATTCAAAGCGCAATTGTTTTGGATATTGCACTTGATCAAGGTAAATCCTCTTTTAGTCAATTTGAACTTGATGAAGAAGCAACATTAAATACTGAATCTGGATTAACTGACTTTGTTGATCCTTCGTATATTGCAACGTTCCTTGAAGAAGCATTTGAGGCGAACTTTAATGAAGAACCTAGTGATAGATCTTATCGAAGCATTAAAGAGCTTGTAAGTAGAATAAAAAATATCAAGCCTGAAGCAATTAGGGAATTGATTGATGGTTATTTACTGCAAGACGCAGTTGTCAATACTAGTGGCAAGATGACTAGTGATCAGATTAGTCAGGCTAAATCAGCAATCAAAGAAGCTGATTATGCTCCAGACTTCATGTATCGCTATCTTGCATCTGAATTGATTAATGCACTGTCACCAGCTGCTGAATACGCAATGACAATTGATGATATGAACAATCTCCCAAGTGAGAATAGTGCTTACGATATTATTAGAAGTGGCGCATTCCCTCTACTTGTGGAAAATACTGGAAGCACAAAGACTTCTTCTTATGGAAATCTTACTAGCTTCTATTATGGCCACTCTCCGCTTACTGAAATATTTGAGCGTAATAGAAAAGATGAGTTCGTTTCTCTGTTAGCGTCTAAAACTCCAGAGGCTAATAATGTTCTTGATAGATACATAAACAAAGGAAGAACTGACGTATCTAGTAGAACTGCTGATTTGAATGTCTTTGAAACTAATGATCTTATATCTCAAATGAGACAGTCACTAGAAAAGACTGTTGGTGTTGATAACGTCAATCAGGCTATTGCAAATATCTCTACGCTGAAAAAACGAAATAATGAGCTTAATGATGGTGCGCGTCAAAGAATTGCTGACATCGAAGCTGAAATTCAATCACTACAACAAAGTGGTAGAGGATTAGTAGAGTTGATGGTATTCCAAAATGCTGGCAAAAAGCTAACTGATGCTTCTGAAGTAATGGATCGTGTTGCTTCAGCTATTGCAGGTCTAGTTGCTGACAAGCAAATGAAGTTACAGAATCGCTCTACAGCAATTGCTTCTTCTCTTCAAAGTAATTCCTATGAGTATATTGACGATTATAATCAATATGTAACTAATGTTCATGATCTCGACACTGAGATTAAAGAGCTTATTGAATTCAATCAGGAAACACCTCTTGATACACAGTCTTATCAGGACGCTATCAATAATTTGATTATGCGCAGAGATGAGCTGGCCGCCAAAGCAAACAATGAAATATCTCTTATTGCTGATTCTATTGCTCAGGAGATTTTGTCAAACGTTGTGAATGGAGCATTTGGCCTGATTCCTCCCGTTGCTGAAATGACTACTTTTATTAAGTCTAGCTACATGAGTGGCATGCGCATATGGGAACTTGGTGATGTTGACGTAACATCCGAAACTCCTCTTGGTGTATATCTCAATTCAAGTTTCTTCAATAAGTCTAATAAGACTCGCGCAGCCAATAACCTATTTAATCCTGATTCAATAAGCAGAATGCTTGATGGATACATGGCTTCACCAGATTTGAAGGATAGGATTGCTGCTATTATTAGTTCCGACAATAAGCTCTTTAGCCAACTAAAGAAAAATGGCAAGTTGACGAAAGTCATATCCAAAGCCGTAAATGAAAACAAAGATGTATTTGATCGCGAGCAGATTAAGAAAAATGTATCTACCAGTATTCTCAATAGTGACCTAGTAGTTAATACATTGAATGATGAGTTTAGTTTTGGTTTTGGTGATTTGATTGACAATCTTGATAACAAAGACGCTCAATCCAGTCTCATTGCTGAGTCTGAAGAAGCTATTGGCCTTGATAACACTGGCCGACTAATTAACTTGCTTCTTGCTGAACGCAAACAACTTGAAAAAGCAATTGCAGAAAGAGTTGATCAACCATCAAATAGCAAACGTGTATTAATGCAGTTGCGTAAGAGGGTTGCTTTTAATGAAGACATTACTACTTCACGCTACAATAACAGAATTGACCCGTATTTCGAGATGAGAGTCAACTTGATCTATGATCCAAGTGCAATGGATTCATCGCCAGAGAATGAGGATTTAAAAGCGCGTATTGAACTACAGATGCAAATCATACAGGAAGCAGCTAGAATCTTCATTGAGAGAGAAGGCGAGGCAATGTATAGAGCTTTGCGTGAGGATGTTGATGTTTTTGGTTTAGGATTTGATATTGATCAAAACATTCAAAGAGTATTAGACATTGCAAACATCCGCAACAAGATGGAGAGAAAAGCCAAGAGCAAATATGCTAGTTATGCAGACGCTGCTTTTGATGACGAGATATCTAGCGCCAATGAGAAAGCTACTCAAATGTTTGGCGTTACGATTAATGACATGATGACATATAATCTTGCTCCAGTCGTTATTGAAAAGACTGATGACGAGAAAACCGTTATCAAGAAAATACAAAAAAGTAATAGACTTACTTCTCAAAAAGAACAAATGCGGAGTCTTGCACTGTTTATTGAGGATGAATACACAACAAGTGTATACATGCCAACAACAACAAAACTTGAAAACGATCCAACCAAAACATACCTTGTTTACAACCAAGATGCGCAGAATGAACTCAAAAAGATCAAAGAACAATCAGGCGCAACATGGTCAGTTGATGAAGAGTTCAAAGATATTATCTTTCGCGCTGCATTAAATCCAGGTCAAGGCGGTAAAGGTGGATTGAAAACTCAAACTCACAAGAGCATCGAAGTAGATCCTAATGGGTTGATTGATCCTAAGCTTGCTATTGCAACAAAGATGAATCCAAATACTACGCTGAAAGAATTCATCAAAGTAGCAAGAAAGAACTTTAGTGGATATTTTATCAAGAACTCTATTGGTCAATCCATTAGCAAATTTGCGCAGGGAATTGGAGTAGTTGGAACCATTAAGCCAATTAACAAACTCAAGGACGATGAGATTAAAGACGCTTTTTCTGAAATTTATGCTTTTGCTAGCAATAAAGACAATAGTCAAATCTTGCAGGATTCTGGCATGGACTTTCTTGCTGATGCAAAAAATAAATACTCGAAAGAGCAACAGAGAAGCATTGTTGAAAAAGCTTACGAAATTGTAGCCAAGGAAAATACATTCCTTGATCCTAAGTCAAAAGCTAGTCACGCGCTTCTATTGAATGAGGCTCAACTTATTGATGTCATCAACATGCTTAATAGTGACAAAATGAAATTAAAAGATGCTAAATTTGGCACTTATATTGATGAGGCTATTGACTCAATTGGCAAACTCTTTTCAATTGAAGAAAGCATCGCTAATGCTCCAGCTATAATGCCTTACAATTTGTCACGCGCTATTCTTGATTTGGACTTAAGTCATAATTACTCACGACTATTCTCTATTCTATACGCATCCGATACGCTTTCTCAACTTGTTACTGGCGCTATCAACCCATTAGTTGCTGACGGTCTTCTATCTACCATGACAATGCATGAGAATGCTTTACTTCGTCGCAAGTTTTCTGGTGGAATCGGCTCATACAATGAAGCGCTAAACCTAGTTGGGCTAATTGACCATGGATTGAATGGTGCTTCTGGTCGTAACCGTTACAATGCAGAAATGCAAGAATTCCAAAACAAAATGGGTGTTGCTTCTAAGGACTTAAACAATGATTATCTTAATGGTGCTAAAGCAATGCTTATTGCTTCACTTAAAGGAATCAAGATAGCAAACCAAAAAGATGGTGGAACTGAACGTGACTACGTGCGCAAGGTTCATCAATGGGCTTACATGTTCAAATCTGGATATGATGATTACAAGAAGATTGAAACCAATGAAAACAAATTTAAGCAAAGCGCAAACAAACTTGCTAAATTTATCAATAGAATCAAACCTGTTGCAAGAAAGCAAAAGAAAGAAGGCGCTGCTACTGAAGAGATTTACTCATTGATTCAAAGACCTGTTACACATCTGTCCAGAATTATCAATCTTGGTTCTTATTCAGAAGCTGACATAGATAGTTACATCCAAGGCATTATCTCCAATCTTGAAGCTGGATTAAGCGATGTTGAACTTAGCGCTATAAACAAATACTCTGACGCTCTTATCGCTGAGTTTAGTGACATCTATGATGCGCACAGAATAGCCAACATGTTTGCTAGTCGAGACAATCGCGTAGTAATGAAAGAGAACAAATTGACATCTCCAGGAAAAGTTGCTGATGCACTTGGTCGACCATATTCAATTCTGCCTCTTAAAGCTGGTTTCGTTCGTAATCCATTGAATACTTCAGACAATGAGTTTGATGAGGGATCGTTATCTATTGATGAATTTATTGGATTTGAACGCTCTGCTATAAACTACAAAGGAAGAAGGTCTTTGACTGCTCAAGATAACGTAGGTGATCCGCTGCGACCAATCGACCTTAATCCGTTTACTTCCGTAGATGGCCTAGCTAGAGACACAATGTATCGCACGTTTCTCGCACCCTCATTCAATGTTATCAAGAAACTGATGGGTAATATTGAATTCAATGATAAACGCCAAATGGTTACTACACATGGATTCTTACATGGTGTTGCGGAAATTGAAATTGGTTCAATTAAAAATGGAGAATACTTTCCAAATATTGCTTCATACATTATGCATACGGTTGAGAAAAACATCCGTAATGACATGCCAAAACTTATTGAGGATAGCTTTATTAGCGATGTGATTAAAATTGGAAATATATCTACCCTTGTAAGAGCATTGTTTAGCGTATGGCAACCTATTACCAATGGAATTCTACCAGCGATGACAAAGTATCTAAACGCAAGAATGATGAATGGATACAGCCATCTGAATTGGTTTGGAGTAACTCACCAATCAACTGAAGCTTTATCAGCAGCTTACAAACATTCAATCATGAATTACTGGAACAGTAATAGTGACATTGCTAATTTCGTTAAAGAAAACAGCATCAATAGCTATAAATGGAAAGCTGAAGGATCAAACATTAGAGACACTCAGATTAGCCTGACTAAATACTACAAGGAAAACAGAGCCAAGTATGGAGCTAGATGGTTGTCTGCCAGAATAAGAGACATTGGCGAAAAGAGTCTTGATGTAACTATCGGACATCCTGAAAGACCAAACGTGCAAGCAATCTTTGTTTTTGAGTTATTCAATGAATTGCAACAAACAATGGGCAATAAAGCACCTAAGACTATCGAGGAAATGTTCAAAATGAATCCAGATGACATCAGTACGCTAGCTAAAACTAAAGCTGATATCATGGTTTCTGATTTCATGGGAATGAGTGACAAGGCAAAGAAAGCGCAAGTTTACAATCTTGACGTTAAGCGCCCAATTTCTCATTTACTTGTATCTGGACTGACTAGATTTGGTAATCACAAATTGACTACCAACGCTAACCTCATGGTTTACGGTAAGCATTTATTTATGAGAGCCATAAATAGCAAAGCTTATGACGAGAAAATAACTAGAGACGCTGTTGAAAACATTTCTGGAACACTACTTCAAAACATTCTTTACCATTACGCTAAAGCTCAAGTCATAGTCCCTGTATTTACTTGGATTGCGGCAGCATTAACTACATTTGTTTCTGAGTTTTTTGATGAAGACGAACCCGATGAATCAAAATTGCAAGTAATCAATGAAAGATACTATGATTGGTTACAAAAAATAACTCAATACACTCCTGATGGATTCTTTATTGCAAACATACTGAAAGATCAAATCTTTCCTTACATGAGCGCCTATAATAACATTGATGAAGGTATCGGTGCTGGACTTACAGATACTCTTGCTAAAGCAACACAAAATGCTATGTGGGAAACTACTGGTTTTGTTCCAGTGTATGGTGCTGGATTAGGATTACCAGCAATTGAGTCAGTTGTTAAAGTCGTTGGAAGCTATGGTTTTGATAAACTAATTGGTCCTGACGAAGAAGAAACATTCAAAGACAAAATGAAACGTGATCGTGATAAACTAAGAGAAGCTGAAAGAGCATTTTCTACGTTCTATTCACCACTTTATGAGCCTTATGAAGCATCAAGAGATATGAGTGCTGTATTCCTTAACTACATGACCCCTAAAGATGGTTATGATGGAATATCCACTGAAGAGTTTGTGTATGGATTGTTTAGTCAATCTGCTGGAACTAGAGAAGGTAAGTCTAATCAAGCAAGAAGAGACAAGGAATTAGGGGGATGGGGAGGCTACTAATCCTTATTAGCGCCCCCTACCTTATCAAGTATCTAGTGACTTAGCTGCATTAATTAAAATAACCGCTGATTCTAAACGCGCTTTGATAATTTCATTACGTGTTGGGGTCAGTGGTTTTTTTGATTGAAAGAATCGAATAGCGTCAATCAATAGAGGCACTACTCTCAATACTTCTAGCTTTACCGTTAATGGCGTTACAAGCGGCAATGCGGGTAGGGCAAGGCTACTCGGGTATGTTGTCTCTACTTCTTGCTGAATAGGGCTAGAATCGCCGTTTATGGCTTCTTCTTGGGCTACGATGTTAGGCTCGCTGTAGTTTTCAATCTCTGGTGGAGCGGCAATAGTTTCCTCATCAATGATGGGCTTTTGTTTTTTTAATCTAGGCATAATTTTAAGAAAGGTTTGCGGTGGTTAAGTTGCTGCCGCATCAGCTGTGCATCAGGAACCCTCTTAACCTAGGGCTGCAAAGGGGAATACAACACCCCACCTTTTGCACAAATCTTTAATTACTTTTATGAGTTAAGGAAATTTGTTTTTGGACTAGTAAACCAGCCTTCATCTTTGGCTGCCGAACTATTGTCATGAATCCATCTATGACACTCTTCACACAAGGGAACTACAACACAACAGAACTCTCTTGTAGTTCGCTTAAATGGATGATGTGGTTCAAAGTCGCCACCAAAATGTTTCCAGTTGTTACCACGCATACGACAACGAGCACAGGCTGAAGGAATATACACTTCAAGAATACGCTTGTATTGCTCAAGCCATTCCTTCCTTTTGTCTGATATTCTTTTCATTTTATTGTAAATAAGGAGACTTCTAGTGTCATGTTTTCAAGTCACAGAGACAGGCACTCTTCCCATTTAAGGGCTTTATCCTGGGTCGCCACCCCAGCCTAGAAGTCAAATCTATTATATCAAGATCTTATCCAATCATATTTTATGGATTGGATTTCTCCATGAAAGCAATTTCAGGCCTTTCAGTGCGTGACTGACGGTATTGCAGCTCTACTCGCAGCGATCCAATGACCACGGCCCCTGCTCGACAAATTGCCATGGCTTCCTCCGCACTGATGTCCTTGCTTTCAAGAGCCTTTACTGTGCTTGCCATCTTTTCTCTTAGTTTCTCGATTGTATTCATAGTGATTTGATTCTGGTTCTAAGTTTTCGGTTCAGTCGGATGTGTTCGCGCTTAAAGTCGATCAGTTCTTTCGGGCAGTCTGCCAAGCGCATGTGTAGGTATTTGGCAGCGACTGTTCCATCGGTCAGTTTCTCCGTCATCCTCTTGGGCTTTGCCTTTTTCGCCGCCTTCGTTCGTTGTGGCTTTCTGGTTTTGCGCGGGTGATCCTTTGGGAGTTTTGCCCATGCTTTACGCTCTTGCTGGCGTTCCCTTTCACGAACTTCCTTCTTTTCCCTACGTTTTTGCTGATTCTCTATGCGTTTTGCCCATCGAACTGGGTCATTCCTTAGTTTTTCATAATAACGCTTAAGCGCTGCTTTTCGCAAAGACGCAGAACAATTTAAAACAGATTCTACTTGATTGTTATCCACCATACCCCAAGGCCTCTAATGAATGCTTAAATGGATTGCCATCAATAAGGCGCACAGCATCAAGCATCATTTGAACAAGTTCCCGTGTTTCTTGTTGAGCATCTGGTTTCAGTCGCAGGTTGAACAGATGGATGAATGAGAGCAGTGATCCAGTCCAGATGAACTTTGTCATCAAGCACAATGGCAAGTGACAGCGAGCTTGCTCCTTTGAGACACCAAGCTCAACCATGTCTTGATATAGCTTCTTGCTTTCATTAATAACTGCATTAACACGGGAAACAATAAGGTCATTAAGTTCCTCATGAAGATGTCCATCACTTCCCTGCTTTGAGTCTTTTGATTGAAGGCGATATTGCGTTGGAGCCTCATATTCGTCATGAAAGTCCACATACCTGCCACTAATGCTGTTTGCAGACATCCCAACTTGATGTTTGAATAGCTGGCGCTCAACGTAGATTGGGCATTCAATTCTAAACTGTAGCTGTGGGTGACGAAGTGGTGATGTGTGCTTATGATCAATCAAGAACTTAATCAGCCTAGTGTCTTTATCTCCAAACTCTTTTGACTCTTTATCGTAACTGACGCGAGCCGCATTGACGATCATGAGATCGTCTCCAAAGTGATTTAATAGTTCTACATTCATCGGATGGGTGTGGTTGTTGTGGTATCTGATTTTTCTACGTGTCTGCGAAGGCGTAATCAGACGGATATTTCTCATTCTTTAGACATGACCGAGGTGCTTACACAGGTATTACCACAATCGCACCCACTGTTCAGGTCGCTCACACGCATCATGTTCGTCGTAGTTTCAGACGATACTCGATGCATACGATCAAACGATGTGCCCTCAATGCAATGAGCGCGAGTGTAGGGACATACTAAGCGGTATGTCAGCGCTTTACATAGTCAGTAACCAAATACCTACCAAGTAATACTGTCATCGACCAATAACAGTATCTGACTAAATAAAATTGGTTGCGGGAGTCGGATTTGAACCGACGATCTCAGGCTTATGAAACCCGCGACTTAACCTCTTGTCCATCCCGCATTAAATTATTTACGAGCCTTTAACCTGCGCTCGATTTCACGATTAACATACCAAACTGCTTTACGCAAGTCTTCTATGTCATTTTCTTTATCGTCTGCTCTCCAAATGTATTTGATTGCGTTTCCAAGACAGAAGTTTAGATGCTCCGCCACTTGAATGCATTCAATACCAGATGGATGAGATTTGTAATGACTAGGGTGATTAACCTTATCTTCAACCTTAAGATAGCTTACACACTTTCTGTATTCATCTAGCCAGAAACCACTCCCCTCAGGAGTTTTGATCCAAATAAAACCGTAATATATTGCATCCTTCAGAGAATTAACTTCTTCGTTTACAAATCTAGCAGCTGGATATAATTTGCAATTAGCAATAGCCAAGTCCCTTATTTTTTCATCAGGGATTTCTTTCAACCATTCAATTATCGACTTTTCTTTTTGCATAGCTCTGCTGTTTCGGGTCTTGTTCCTGGGTTTTCTTTTAGCCAACTAAAGAGTTCCTTGTGGTTTCTTTGTGGTGATTGCATTAGTCTTTGGATGCGCATTGGTGGGCCATCCATAGGATAGCGTTTCTTTCCTTTTTCTCTTTGGTATATTGTTTTCATATTAAAGCCATGGTTTTTGGGTTGGAGAATACATTGGTCGAACAGGACCGGGACTTGGGAGGAAGCGTTTGGTAGATTTGTCAAACCACGTATTGGTCATTGGAATCTCACCAGTAGCACGTTGCTTACGGCAGATTAGCTTACCACATGGAGTTGATTCCCAGAACTCTTGCATTGCGTCATCGGGATAGTCATTAGCCTTCATCTCTGCAAGACGCTCATGCTTGGATACGTCACGCCATACAGTAATGATGTTGTCTGGCATGTTACCCCACTCACTAGCACCTTGAATCTCGGCGATAGCTGGTGGACTACTGACACCTTCACCACTCTTACGTGGATGCGCCACAACATGAACATGAACAGGATAGTTGGATGCAAAGACACGGATAGCGTCAATAGCTTGTGCTTGAGCGGTATTGTCTCCGCGATCAACATCCATCGTCATTACGTTATCAATGACAAAATTAGTTACCCCATACCGTTTATGGGCATGGATGAACATGTTAATGAGTTTGAGAGGGTTTGCTTTCTCTCTGCTTTTGTAGATAAAGCAATGTTCACTGAGATACTTGAATGCTTTTTCAAAGTCATCATCAGCTACAATATCTGAATTGCCAGTCATGTTCATCAAGATGGAACCAAACGTGCGCTCAGGTGGCTGCTCAAAAGAAGCAACAACACTCATAACCCCACGCGCAGCTAAGTTAGCTACTTGATTCTGAACTGCTTGGGACTTACCCTGCGATGTGTAACCAAACCACAGAGTAATCTCATTCTTACGGAAAGTAAGGTCAAAGCCAGGAATAAAGAACGGATCACCATCAAGAAGATAGTCACCACGAATGAAGTCCATAACCTCACCCTTCATCTCTATGGCATCTACAATCTCATCAAGTTGACCTTTGGCAGTTGACTCAATAAGATTGATGATCTCTCCACCACGGCCAGCCTTGAGCATGTCATTGGCATCCTTGAGAGGAAGATTGACGATGATGCATTTATCAATACCTAGACGCGCTGCAACATCGACAGCGCATTTCTTGCCAGCTGCATCATTATCCATAATAAGAACAATGGTGTCGAAGTAAGAAAGGTATTCATAATCCTCCTTAATCCAATTCATATTGGAAACACCAGAAGGAATAGAAACAGCGGGAAGCCCTAGCTCAAACATGGCTAAGGCATCCCACTGCCCTTCTACAATAATGAGACGATCACTATTTGTAGAAGGATCACAAACATCTTTGCCAAACAAGTTGTGGACTGGATTGGGACTACACCACATCGTTTTATCGTTGTTCGGCATCCAATGTTTGTTAAGACTAAGGCGTGATTCACAGTCGTAATGCGGAAAGATAAGCTCTCCGCGAGCACCTGTGCCAACGCTGTATGCATCAAGTGTGCGCTTACTAATCTTGCGTTCAGCAGCATACTTGATGCAATCCTCGCTAAGAGGTTTGATAGCTTCAGCCAACTCTTTGTAATTTGTTGACTTGTTTGCTCCAGAAAAATTCTGAATAGGAGCAATGTTGAGGAAATTACCAAGCCATGCAATGCTTGCGGGAATGGAAATACCTTTGACTAAATGAACTAACTTCCATGCACTACCCTTGATTGCAGGGTTGGCATGGTCATAAAACTGACCAATGTTATACGACTTAGTTGAAATACTAAGACTATCTCCAGGATTTCCGTCAATGTTGCCAACACGGTAGCATCCTGTTTGTTTCTTTGCGGCAGGGAACAAGGTTAAAACGAACTCGTCAATGCGATGTTCTAGCTTTGCTTTGATTTCTTGTAAGTCGTATATCGTTTTGGTTTCAGTTATCATTAAATTGTCTTTGATTAATTTGCTCTATTGATTCTACTACAGGATCAAATCCGATTGTTGCCGCCATCGAGCCAATCAACGAAGTAATAAAATTCAATCCTATTGCATCAGCCATAGGAACTAACTTCATTACTTGAATCATATTTTTCTCCATGATAGCAACGCTTTCGGCGTCTGGTAGGCTTTTGAATTGGTTAATGTATTCAGCAATTTCTTCTGATTCATTTTCCAATGTTTCTCTAATTTGTCTTTGGAGGTATGTTGTCAACGCTCCAACCTCAATTAGAATACTGTTTAGTCCTTTACCTTCAATTTCTGCTCCTTCCCGTCGATCTTGATCACATTGGTTTTCAGATTGATTACAATTGCCGCTGTCGGCTCCGTCATACTTTTGGTTCTCTTCCATAGATTGTTTTCGTCGCAAGTTACATAATCTACTGAAGCGTCCTTACAGGCTGCAATCAAATCGTCTACTTGGTCTTTAGATGTTAGGTCAACAATTACTGAGTTGCCTAGTTTTTTGCAGATACTTGCAAGGCTTCTTACGTTTTTAGCTGACAATCCAATTTCTTCAGCTTTTTTAAGGATAAGATCTTTATCTGCTTTCTCAATTTTTGAGTAAAATGCTTCTTTGTGGTGACTGAATGACAAGTTGAACTTACGTCCATTGTATTCTTTGAACACGCTGACAGCCGTAACAATGGTGTTGTAGGCCTTGTCAGACACTTCAATCACTTGGCTTACGTCAAACTGATTACCAAAGTGGTTTTCAAGTTCTGAGGTAATGCTACCAAGCAACCAAGTCGAGTAGTCATCAATCTTTTCTGTAACGTCACGCGCTACAAAGATACGATCAATAACCTTGTATGCTTGCTCCAACGATGGAGGATTGTCCATTCGCAGAGTTGCTTGACCACCTTCTCGGATAACAAAGTGTTCTGAGATAGGATCAGTTACAATCTGCATCAAAGCAGCAATGTCCTGCTCTTTATCGTCAATTTGCTCAGGATCGCTCAGGACGGCAGCCACATCAACTTTGGATACTACTTCCAGATTGGCAAATGCCTCTGCTTCTAGGCCATCTGTGACCTCTCTGGAGAGCATTGAGATGAATCCATTCACCCTGTTCTTCACTACGCCACTATAAGCATTACTGTTTATTTCTTTTCCGCTTCTGTATTGAGCCAGAAGCTCCGCAACAACGTCATAAGGAATTGCGTATTCTTCACTTACTGCACCAATCTCATCATCTTCTAATGGGATTCCGTCAAGGTATACTGTGTTTGTCATAAATTATTCTTCTTCACTAAATGTCTCTAGTCCGATTCCTTTTTTTCCAGCCTCTCTAAGCAGCAGGTCGTAAGCGTTCGGTGGGTCAGGTTTATCCATGCTGAATCTGGCTGCAAGTTTTAATTTTGTCAAAATTTGACATTCATTTCTGTTCACTGTTTCCCACCTGCCTGTTTCTTTTATGAAGTGGATTTGAAGAAACATGTTCGCCATCTTGTCCCAACTACTAATCAGGGCTGTTTTGACTGTATTCATTTTGCATTTTCTCTAAAACTTTTCGTGCAATTGATGCCATCTCAAAAATAACTGAAGCGTCATCTTGAAATAGCAAGTTTCTTTTAATTTGCCATGGATCTGCAATTACTTTCAATACCTCAACCATGTCTGGCAAATACATTGCTGCAACAACATCTGCTCTGCTTTGTTCGATGCCTTCAACGATTTCCAAATCCCATGGCCCTGGAGTGATGTCTTTTAAGATTGATCTACTCATAATTCTTTTAAGATTCTGACTGGCAGGTTAATTTCTTGTGAATACTTATCAATGACAGCTTTGTTTTGAGAAACCATCACCAGATTGTCATTGTCGTAAATAGCATAAATGACCTTTTTCTGTGGCGCTATTTTGTATTCATAACGACCCCAATTCCATTCTGGACACAAGTCTAATTCAAATTCTTCATCATCGCAAAGGAATGGTCTTGAAAGCACTTCTCCGCCATTAGAGTAATGAAGCATGACCTTCATCATTTCTTGAATTCTATTTAATTCTAATTCATTAATCATTTTGTTTTTTTGTTAATTTAATTTTAAGTAATTGAAGGCGTAGCTTCCATTGATTGTTTTTATGGATTGGCTTGATTGCCAAGTATTTTCCATTAGTAAAAATAAACCACAATTGCATATTCTTTAGATTAAATGCCTCGCCAAGATAGGTTTTGCCTGTCCATCAATTTGTATATGATGCTATTCTGACGAGGCTATTCCTAATTCATCACTCGATGAAAGGAAAGTTTTTAGTTGGCTAAAGCAACTGCTGACTCAAGGAGCTTGTTGCCACGTTTGACATTGGTGTCCCAATCAATTTCAAAGCGTTGAGCCGCAATGGTTTTTGTTAATGCCGAAGCACCCCAGTTGCTGCTGTAGTTTTGAGCACCAGCTTCTTTACGATTGGATGACTCATGAGTTTCGAATTCTGTCAATGCTTGGAATGCATCAAGACGTGTGCGACCTTCGTTACCACGACCAGACTCAAACAGCTCACCAATACGCGCAGCTTTCTGAACAAGAGCGTTTGTTCCCTTCTCCATGTTGCGACCCTGAACACCAGCTGCCCATGCCTTAGCTTCATCTCTGGAGCATTCTTTCTCATGTGCGCGTTCAAGCATAGACTGGAACAAGTTGGACGTTCCAGCAAAGCCATCAATAGCATCAATGAGACGCGCTACATTGACCTCAAGCATTTGCGTGTGCTTGGCTTTGCCAATCTCCTTGCCTGATGTCATAGATGCCATGAAGGTATTATTGCACACTGTGCAGAAGTTAAGGTATCTAGCAGTGAGTGCGGTAGTCTTGTCAAAAGAATCCAATACAGTAATGAAATCCTCAAACTTGCGACCAGCAACCTCAAATCCCTCAGTAACCTTAAGCGAAGCAAATAGCTTGCGACGATTATCAACTGTGCCAGCAGACACAATCTGGTAAGGTGTTTGCCCCATACCCTTTTTGATAACCTCCCAGAACATTTTAATAGAGGATGGTTGATAGCTGGAGGCGTATGGATCGCCAATTGGAAGCCAGTCATCATTAGCGAGCAGAATCTTGAACTCTGGATCTTCTACGTAAACATCGCGTGTTACACCAAAGTAATCTTGCTCTTGTTTTTTGTAGTAGATAGGAGACTCAACAACCTCGAAAGGCATAGAGTTGTCTTGCTTAACCTCGTCAACAATAGTTGTCAGGTTGTGCCATGCTTGGTTAAGTCCAGCTTGGATGTCGCGTTCTTTGATTAGGTGTGCCATATTTTGTTTGTATTTTGTATTGTTTGTTGTAGTTGTTGGCTATGGAGCCATCTGGTGTATCAATGAATCCACCTAGTAGGGTGGAGTGGAAAGGGTCAATTATTTATGTTGGAGACGCTAGACAAGCGCTTCGTGAACATAAGATTACTTTTGAAGAGCGTGATGAGTTTCTTGGAGCTATCTATGCAGCTAATCCAGCATTGGTCAGTAATCCCAATGCTAAGTCTGTGTATCGTATGCATCTTGGAGACTTCCAACATTACCTACAGGCACTAAAGTCAAGATGGTCAAATGGAGTTCCATTAGTCAGTAAAGAAGAAGCATTACGCAGAACAAATATCTGTCAAAGTTGTCCAGCAAAATCACAAGTTAATGGTTGTTATGGATGTAGTGGTTTATCAAAGCTGCTAATGCACATACCTGAAAAGTTCATGGAGAACAATGCAGGTTGTGCAGTGTGTAAATGTTACCTTAATAACAAGGTCTGGATGAGTGAAGAGGTGTTATCTGCTGATTCTAGAGATCTTGAATATCCTCCGAATTGCTGGATGAACGAAGTTTTTCCTCCGCAGTTACCTGCTGGTGACATTTAATGCACAAAGCCCTGAATCCAGAAGCTTCGCAGAATAAGCGTTTAGCAAAACTAGGAAGGTCTTCAAAGTCTCTCAAGCTGCCAGCTGGAATAATGTGATCAATCTGGATTTCTTTTCCAGGATATACATCTTTACAGATAGCGCATTTGTAATGCTTTGATGCTCTATTGGTCTTCTTGTTGACTCTTGTGTCAACATAAGCTGCTTTCAAGCAATCAAACTTTGGCTGCCATCTAGAGCTAGCACTACGTAATGCGCTTCTAATAAACCCAAAGAACCTAGATTTTGTCCATGTGCCATTATTATATGGACGAGCAACGTCTAATCTCCTCTTTACTGGCTTTGCTTTTTTCTTACTCATATTCTTTCTCATGGCAAAGCTCGCATATTAAACGCAAGTCCACAATCTTTTGTAGAGAATCTTTTTTAATTCCTTTTTCAGGAAATTTTACAAATGATTTCTTTGTCATTGAAAAGTAACGCTCAACATCATCGTTAATCTCTTGAGCTGTGGCTTTACTCTTGCAGTCTTGACACTCTACAATGATGTCTTTTAGTTCTATTAATTCATCCATATCAAACCAGTGATTTAGGGCTATCATCTTTTTCTATTGTTTTTTTGAATCCAGTATTGCTTGCTTCGTGAAACACAACAATACCTTCTGGATTCATAAAGTCACGCTTTGCGATACTACCTTCTAGTTTTAGATTTTGCAACACTTGATCAATAGCAACTGTATCAAATACGCCATCGTAAAGAACTGGAACTAAGTCGCAACAAATAGGAAGAACATCTTGGTATTTAATGACGCTAGGATCAGCTTTTAAGATTTGCTGCGGCTCTTCATTAT